GCTGCATCCGCTGATTGTACCACTGACGGTGTGGCCGGAACCATAGTTGATTCCGTAGCCAGACAGAGTTGCAGCGGTATTAACAATCTCACATTGGAAGGTTCCGCCGCTAGTTGCAGCCGACGAGTAATCTATTATAGGCTGACTTGATGAAGTCCCATTGGAACGGATGGACACATTACGGCTAATCAACCATATTCTTGCCCCCGGATTTTGGACTGAATTGATATTTTCTGATAGGATAATCTCCGATGATGTGATATTTGATAACTGTAATCGCTGTATGTCGTTATTGTAATTAACCAATACTACTCTATTATGTCCAGTAGTTGTAGACCAACACGAATCTCCGGTTACATCATCAAGCACTTTTATAGTTGCAGTCAAAGTACTGGTATGACCAGTAAACAATGTGCACGTTCCACTTCCAACACTGGTAATATCTACAATGCAGCTATCGGAATTATATTCTGCCAGTTTACAGGTATTACCGCTAACGGCGCGCACATAATATATCGTCTCTTCCAATAATCCGCCCGGAAGTGTGCCTATCGAAGTTGTAATCATAACAGCCGTACCGGCTGCGGGAGGAGTAGTTCCTAAATCTATCGTATTATTTACAATATCAACTGTTGATCCACTTGCGGTGAAATCATATTTAGTGCCATAAGTGCGAACTGATTTGTATATTGGTTGCGTACAATATAGCGCAATATCCAAATACTGGGCATCGACTTTGGCCGTCCCCTGTAAATCGATAATTGCTTTATCAGCATACGCAAGCTCTCCTGTATTGCCCCACACACCGTCTGAGTTAGCAAGCAATCTGCCCTTATTTGCCCCAGAAGCACCAACTAAATTATACCCAGTACGGATTTTGAGGTAACCAGATGCACCGGCCTTATAATACAGCATTCCAGGAGTGTCTCCACCCCTGATAGTAACAGTTTGCAAACCAGTATAGGCAGATAAATCAACATCCATCTGAACATTTATACCGGCAGAAATAAATACAGCATCTCCGTCAGCGGGGACTGCTGCTCCACCTGCTCCACCATCTGTATCTGACCAAACAGCTATATCAGACCATAACCCGGATATTACTGCATATTTGTTAGACATTTATTCTGCACCTATTGGTAAGTTTTGTTCTTCTTGCATGATTATCTCAATGTCGGCAAAAATAGCTGCCTCATCGTATTTATTGCGCGATAACGGGCCTATAATTTTTTCACCTGTCCAAACCCATATAAGGTGTTCTGTGCCAATAACATCGTGCTGCAAAATCGCCGGCATTTAATTCATTCCATCTGTTCATGTCCTTATGATCCTCATTGAGCATCCCCCGCCACCTGCCAGCAGGTAGGGCGCAAGCATACTTTCTACCGCCGAATATCTCGCCTGCTGCGGACTGCTTCTGTCATACTCCACTTCAATCTGCCCAACCTTCTCGCGTATAACACCCTGTGACTGGTCGGCCAGTAAATCACCCTCGGACGCCCGAAGAGCTAACTCAGCGCAGGCATTCTTGACCTCTGCCGGCACAATATCGGAATCAATAACATAGCCATCAACAACAACATCATACCGCGGCCAATCAAGGGCCTGGTCTTCGTCAACCTTCACCCCCTGCCATCTGGAGCGATATGCCTGCCGCATAAAGTCTGTGCCTTTGCGGAGGCATTGCTCTCGGATGGTATCAGTTGCCAGAGCAGCCCATGCCGCATTGCCTCGCGCCGCGTGATATGCGGAGGCATCCTCCACTGAGATATAGCTTTCTGCGCCAGACACGATTGATCCATCTTCGGTGAGTAACATATTCTACTCCTATACAATATCTTCTGGTTTCTTTGTTGATTTAACCAAGTCTCCATCTGCATCAAGTTCAGCAAAATAACCTTCAGGATTTGGACTTGCAGGCACTTTGTTTGCCTTTGCTGCAAGAGCTTCTGCCGGATCCCATGGTTCTGTGGTTATGGTAAGTGCCCCTACCGTGCAGATAATTTCAAAGCGTTCTGTCTCTGCATAAGGGCCGAAAGTAAATGTCGCCCCGGTAGTGATAGCCGTTATACTTTGAGCATCCCCACCGCCAGGCAATTTTGCCAATCGAATGGCCGATCCACTCGCGCCGGAGGCTGCGGCTATTGACAAGACCTGCCCAGCGGGGAGATGTAATGTCTGCTTTTCATTCGCATTCATTGTTTTCTGCTCCTTCTAATTTGCTTAATTGGTTTTATAGGTGGATCCCCGGGATCAACCTGAATACCGGAACCAGGTTCGCCCTCCATTTCGCATACTTCTGCTTCAAAGTATTCTTCTTCACCCGGTTTCATTTGATCCCGGTATGTCGTGTAATATCCGGCATGTGTAGGATTGTCGGATTTGACCCTCACAAGTTCACGCATTTGTCCGTTTATATTAATGAAAATGCCCATAATTGCCCCCATTGTAAGGCAATGGACGGCCATGTTTCAGGCCGCCCGTCGCGTTAGTTAACCAGCTAAAATCGCTAAATGTTCCGCTTTTGTGACGGCCACGCCCCAGGCAACCGCTATTTCGTAGCGGACTTGTCTGTATTGCAGATACTTGGATACTTCAAAGCTAAGGCCGCTACGGGGATCGGTAATCGTGGTGCGGTCAACGCCCATGTCGCCGCCTTCGGGGAGCGCAGGCATACGAGTAGCCAGAACGATGGCCGAACGCGCGAATGCCATATTGCGGTTCGACTTTTTGTAAACCGAGATGGCCGGAGAAGCAGATCCGGCAATCGCTACACGCAGGCCGGGTTCAGCAATAACGATGGTCGCGCCGGATACAGCCGCTGCACCAGTTTTTACAACATAATAATTCGTATCACCGGCAATAAGAAGAAGATCACCGGCAACGATGGTGCCCGTGCCGATGGCGGCCAGCGTAATTGACGTGTCGCCGACTGCATAAGCTGACGTGTCCACCGTCGCATTGGCTTCTGTGCCTATCGCCGGTTCTTTAATCTGCGCGGACTCTCGAATTTGAAAACCGGCTGCATTGATAAGAACGCCCTGTGTCGCCATGTCCTGCGCGGACGGGACGACGGTAAGAATGGTCGCCTGCGAACGCAAGGCCGCGCCTTCGGTAGTGCCCACAACCAATTTGAGTTCAGATGTCGGTGCGCCATTGTCCACCAAAACTTTGCGGATGTAGGCGGCATCGGCCAGGTTGGTTTTGAAGATGGAAGTGTCATTCGGTGCTACCGCCCGCGACGCGGACAGATACAAGCCTGCCAAGTCTGCCTCGATCTCGTTGCACAGCGTTCTCATGCCCTGTGCAAACTGATCTCGCATCAGGGTGCGAACGCCAATACCGCCGGCGCTGTTCATCTGCATGGATTCCTCGCCCTGCCAACGGACAGGCGTATAGCGCGATTTAGTAATGGCAAGCGATATGTTGCCAATGGTCTGTTGCCCATCATCGGGCGGGGTTGTGTTGGCGGCCACATCTCCGGCAGTAGCAGCCGGCGCTACGGGGCTGCGAACAGTCTGGCCGATAGCCGCGCGTGCAAGCTGGCTGTCTCTGGTTACGGAGGGGATTAAACCCACCAGTTCTCTCGACACAACGTCAAGAGCCTCGTACAAAGTTGGAATAAGATTTGTTAAAGTGTTCGGTGTTGATGGCATGATATTTTCTCCTTTTTAAAAGTGTATTTTAAACAAAAAAAAGCCGAACCCTTAAGGTCATGTAACCCTTTGGGTTCGGCTTTGCCGTTAAGATCGGTGCGCCTTGCGTCCGACCACTATCTCATATTTTTAAAAGAACGAACTGTTTATACTGTGTCTGTCACATTGCCGCCCTCGGCAATGAATTTGACCTTAGCAACGGCATCAAGACCATCGAAGGCCGTTCTGGACAGTGTCTTTGCGCCTGCGCCCTTGCCATCGCCTCCTGTTGCGCCACCGCCGGTATTCTGCTGGGCTGCCACGAAATACTTGCCCTCTTCACCCTTTGCCCACTCGCCAACATAATCGGCAAGGGGCTTGTCGCCTACTTTGGCAATCCGGTTCTCGCCCTCGGCGATTAACTGAACTTGCCCGGACAACATGGCTTTCGCGGCACGCAGGTGAACGGGGTTCGTCACGCCTGCTTTTGTCAAGGCGTCCGTCAGACCGTTCTCGACCAGAAGCCGGTGAGTAAGCTGTGACTCACTCTCATATGACTTCTTGGCTTTTTCAGCCTCGGAGTTGGCCGCCTTCAGCGCCTTTGTCGCCTCTACAAGTTTTGACTGTGTGGCTTCAAGCTCCGACTGCAATGCAGCATGTTCTGCGGGGTCAACTTGTGAATCTTTGGTTGCCTTCTTCAGTTTCGCCAGCAGTTCGACGTTCTTGGCCTTAAGCCCTTCTGTCGCCTCAGCAACTGCAGATTCAACCGCTGCTTTTATTGCCGCCTTTGCTTCGGTGTCGTTCGGATCAAATCCCATTGCTTACCTCCCTCTTGGTAGGGCTTAGCCCCGTTGCGGATGACATTGCCATCCTTTGTTGTGAATTGTGAACGCTAAAAAATAAAAAGTCAAGCACATTTTTAACGCCCCTATAGTTTTTTCAATTCTTTAAGTGACAATTCCCGACCTTCACCGTCCAAAAGTTGTGAAAGTGAAAGTTTGCCATCCCTCCAAAGCTGTGCCCTGCCCTTGCCCAGCATTTCGTCCTGGTATTCTTTGTCGTGCATTTTCAAGAACTGGTCAAAAGTAGTCTTTCTATCAATCGGCCCCAAGTCGGACGCCCGCTCGCCTGTGTCCGGCAATTCAGGCAGGCCCTTGATCCCCATTTCGGCAAACGTCTTTGTAATCGAGGTCAGCACGCTTCGGCAACCCCAGTGACGCGGCGGCCCCCCGTTAAATGGCAATGTCGTGCCGTTGATCGGGTTTCCATCCAAATCCCATTCAGCGCCGGAATAAGCCACGCAAACGGCTGACGTTCTGCTATCCATCACGGAGAGTTGCCTCACACCCTTGATGATGTCGCTGTTTGCCTTGTAAGTGGCCAGACGTGCATCCGCGGA